GCGAATACTGCCCACTATTTTTTCTGCTGATTTTTTACCCATACCAGACAATTCAGCAACATCTTCTATTTTCATATTCACAACCTTTTCTATATTATCATAACCTGCCTCATACAATTTTACCACATTTTTATACCCTAATCCAATCACTTCCAATTTTTTAAAGAACTCTTCTATTACTTTTGTTTTTACAATCTTATTTTCCTTTAAATCTTCGTCAGACAATTTAATATCTACATTACCTTTGGTCCATATATAATTGTATTCACTAGGCATTTTTGGTTCTGCCTTGTGTATCATTTTATGAACCTTAGGAATTACATCGCCGCTACGAATTAATTGCACTACAGATCCAACACCCAACCCATTGTCGCGAACGAAAGCCGCATTATGAGCAGTAGCATATTCAATATTAGCACCTCCTATCTTAACCGGTTGTAGTTTAACGCGTGGTTTTAAATAACCATCTTTACTAGGAGACCATAACACATCCACTACAATCGCTTCTACGATTTGGTCGGACAAAACCATTTTAAACGCAAATGCATGTTCTGGATTTTTGGATCGGCGAGGAAATATTGCGTCGTGAGTAACAATAATCCCATCTATTTCATACTCATATGTATCCCTCCATTTCATTAAATATTCGGATAATACTTCTTTGTCTACGGTTTGTTCTACTTGAAATAATACAGTTTTATCATTGCCCCAATTCTTCACCAAATACTCCATTTGTTTAGCGGGAGACATTTCTGGTTGTATTACTTCGTAAGCAATAAAATCCAAGTCACTTACCATCTCACGTAATCTTGATGTTATTTTTTTACTGTTCGCAATGCCAGATACAAAGTTTCTAGCATTGGAAAACTTGTCAGAATATTTATTTTGAAACAATTGTTTTTTTATGATAAGTTCACCGCGAATAGTAGCATTGCTGAGTGGCGGTAGTTTTAAATACGATAGTAAATGTGTAATATCTTGACCCTTTTTACCATTGCCTCTGGTATACAACTGTGGATTGCCAGAATGTTTACCTTCTGCGTAATATAATACTGAAATACCGTCCATTTTTGTGCTTAAAACATATGGTCCTTTAAACTTGTTTAACTTGTTTTGTATTGACTTTTCGTCTTTTAGTTTGTTCATCGACCACATCTCATATGGAAGAGTAACCTTTTTTTTGTCTACAGCAATATCACACGACGTATGACCATCCTTCACGACCTTATTATTGGGATATGATTCTTCAACATATTCTTTCAATAAGTCGTACTGACCATCCGTCATCAATTCAGCATCGTTACAATAGTATTTTTTATTTGCCAATATAACCATAGCACTTAACTGATTTTCGGTCAGCGTTTTTAAAAAATCACCGCCCTGTTGTTTAAAATTATAAACAAATTCTTCTGCCTTTTTTTCGCCAATCTTAACACATTTCTTTTTTATCGTTTTTTTCTTTTTCTGTGTTTTGTTTTGAGAGATTGTTTTTTTATCGTTTTTTTCTTTTTTTATCGTTTTTGATTTTGAGACACCTGACTTTTTATATTTTAGTACCATAGAGTTTGCTCCCTTTCTATCTTCAGGGCGGGCATATTCAATATCCAGAAAATCAAATACTTCTTTTTCAGTGGAAAACAACTTATTTAATTTTTCACCTTTCTTTTTATTGGTCATTTTGTACAAACCATGTTCATTTAAACTATAACCCATTTTCAACGCTTGTGAACGCATTGCTGTATTAAATTCTTTACTTCCAGTGAAATACAATATAGCAAATGCGTTTTCCTTACGTGGAGTAAACATAAAGTCTACCCTTCTCGATGGACGATTGCCTAGTTTGGATACACCCAAACTTTTAATATTGCCCCTAGACAATACTTCGATCAATAACTTTTCCTTTATCATCAAATCCAAGAAGTCATTAAATACTTTATTGTTATCATTTTCATCACAAATAATAATGTCGATATCTCCAGAATCTAATTTACCACGACGATACGACCCGACAATATTTAACGTGCTTTTCTCGTTTTTCACCTTATTAAACAATTTCTGCATTTTTGATTCATACAACTCAATTTCTTTACGAGGAATACGCTTCAAAATATCTTCGTAGTATTTTAATCCTTTTTTTTGGACATCATTCAACATCGTATCTTGTTTTTCACGCAACTCTTTGATAGTAGTTACACCATGTGTTTTTACTAATTCTTTTGCCTTTTTAGGACCAATCCCATAAACATTGGAAAACATTATTTCAGGGTCATTTTTTGCTTTTTCAAGCACTTCTACCTTGCCAGTTTCCAACCATTCCTTTAATTTTCCAATTGTAGATTTCCCCACATTTGGTATACCCTTTAATTGGGATATTTCAGTGATATCATCATCGTATAGGATAATAGAATCACGGGCTTTTTCATATGCCCTCGATTTCATATTCACTCCTTTTACTTTATAATGATCTTGAAGTTTGTCCAATACGTTGATAAAATCAGCGTTGTAACTCATTGTATATATATAAAAGTTGTATTTATATAATGATGGTTGTTAATTTATTTTGTATAATATTCTTTACCAGTTAGTTTTTTTTATCAATTTTTAAATTATAATCTTTTTCATACATAGAAGACACTATCTTATACAGTTTACCCTTTTTCTGGTTTACGTGTTCAGTATCTTTGGTTGGTTTAAGTTTTTTAATTTTATTTACTGACTTATGTGCTTCCATATCTATATATATTATCTTTATAAATTATCTATATATGATATTTATGAATTGTATTAATCAGTCAAAATTTTAATATAAATAATATTTATACAACAATGAATTCTGAATATACTTTGCAAACAGGTAAAATAATGAAAACAATAAACGGAAAAGTAGTTCTTAACAAACAATACGCATTTGATTACGATGGAACAAAATCAAACATTGTTTTAAAAAACAACAAAGACCTCCATGAATACAAACTTTCAAACAAAGACATAAATGATATATTTACAAAAGTTATGAATAATAAAGATATACCATTAAAAGAGCGGTTACAAATTATGTTAGATAAAGAAAGTAAGCAAAAAAAACTACATAATAATTCTTTATCTTTATACAAACCAACTGCTTCAAAAAATAAGAAAAGTAAGAAAAGTAAGAAAAGTAAGAAAAAACAAACCAGAAAAAAACTGAAACAAAAAAAAGCAAAGAAAAAGAAAACAAAAAAAAGAAAGTAAACAATGCAATGTATTACCGTTTTTTATAAACTTCTACCATTATCACAGAATCCGTATCCAATAACCCATTCTTTTTTCTCTCCAAATATTCCTTCATTTGTGATTTCTCCATTATATTTAAATACTGTCTTGAAGCATACAATAAATCAGTAATTGTATCATCATACGATACGCATTCTATTGTAATGGTTCGGTTTTTCTTAATTTTTCTTATAAATTTACTTATTTCTTTTGGAACATCATCAAAAGTTAAACTGATAACACAACTATTTCTTATTACTATTTTTTTCTTATGAACATACTCGTAATTAATATAATGGTTCATACAATAATGTTTATACGAACTATCTATTATATCATTGATAGTATGGGTGATATTAGATTGTTGTTTTAACTTTAATGATAGTTCTATTTTATATGCCATTTTTAATTTATCTAAATATAAATATATTTACATAAATTTTACTTTTTACCATAAATGCTTTGTAAAACTATAATGAGAAAAAAAAACAAGTTATAATATAAGTATTATTAAATAATGTTATTATATATAAATAATGACATCAACACAAAACATGGCTAAACATGGAGGAGAAGGGCAATATCGGTCCGACCAGTCGGCTTCTTACGCAGAAAGTAATGTATTTAGTTTAACTGATGTGGAAGAAGGAGTGGCTGAATCTACTACTATCACAACGTTTGCTAATGATTTAACAATGGGGTTGGGAACGTATACTCCATCATGTCGTCTTTCATTGGGTAAAAATACATCCAATATATTTAATAATGAGTTTCCAAAGCAAAGTATACCTGCTATCTGTTTAAATGAAGAAGCAGATGGCACGGATGCTACTGGTGTTACTTTTTACGAACGTTATGATGAAATCACAGGTGAACGTGCCGAATCAGGATTGGCATTTGTAGTTAGTAACGAAAATTATAAACCTACATACGATGGTACAATATTTACAAACACAATAGATGTTTCTCAAAACAAAAACATCGCAATGTCTATATTAAGTAGAACATCTGGACACAATGCTGTATTGATAAATCACGATCCAGCACAAACAACTCTACGTGCGGTTTTCGGTAACGAACGCGTGTCGATGGATGTATCGGGTGCTATACGAACCAGCGATTTTCTTATTTTGGGAAATGCAAATGCGATTGTTTCAAATATAACGGACTTTAATAGTTTAAACGACGGAACCCTTATTTTTGATGGTGCAAAACTATTTATTAAACAAGTCGGAGTAAATGTCCCGGCAGAATTACTTCTTAAAACAGATGCCGATGCTGGAACAGCCACCGAGTTTGGTCAATTGGGTGATGGTATTTTCCAACCACTACCAACTCTTTTTGGAGCCAATGTTGCGACTAATGTTTTTAAAAATGAACTGTCTGTTGTTGGTAATTTTATTTCTGGCACAGGTAGTTATGTAAACAATACGGTATATTTTTTAAATGACCCAACCACCAATGGTAGTATTATTCCATCTCCTGGAATAATAAGTGTGGAAAAAGGAATCGGGGTAAATGTATTTACCGTAGCAGCAGCATTAGATGTCAATACCACTATTATTCCATATGCTATCATTGGTTCTAGTAATACCAAAATAGACATATCGAGTGCCGCGTTTGTTGTGGGTGACGGCAACCGTTTTATTGGTAACAAATCAACGTGTTTTGGCGACAATAATATTGCAAGTGGCAATCATAACTTTAATATCGGTGTTCAAAATGAAAGCACTGGAAACGAATGCTTT